TACATATGTGTATGTGAATAGAATCAGTCAGTTACGGTGGTGTAGTATGTCCAACTCTAGTGATACAACTAATTGTGTATATAATTATTTAACATTTACAAATGTACATATTTTTTTATATGGCTATATACTACACGGGGGTATATATCCCTGCACACTTAGTTACATAGATGCACAAAATTGCCGGATATTGAACGAGCGTGTCGCTTTACCAATTACAAGCCGGGACATGATTTATTTAACTTACAAGCTAATTACTTGTATGTCTTTACTTCTATACAAAAAAATAACAAATTTTGAATCATTCAAACTATGAAACTTTCATCGGCTGCGCCGCTAATTCTTAGGGAAAATGAAGGGATTAACGCTTGACAACCCCGGCTAGGCCATGTAGAATCGCCAGGGTTGGGGGACGTGTGTAATGATTTTGAATGAAGATGAAATTAAAGAGAGAATGGAATCACCTCTTAATCTGCTGAATAGATTAAAGAGAGCTACCAGTCCTCATAAGCAGACTGGTCTCATTCATCCGTCTATTCCTCCTACTTCAAATGAGGTTATTCCTGATTTGGAGGAGAAGATTGCTTTTGGCTCTGTTAAGTCTAAAGCAATGAATATCATGTCTGCAGCAATGAATGAGTTGCAGAACCGGCTACCTGAAATAGCAACACCAGAGAAGCTAGCTCGGATAGCGGCTGAGATGGGTAAGGTAGTGAATGGTATGCAGGAGAAAGCAGATAATGACAAGCGAGTAGGTCATATCATTATCTACTCTCCGCGCAAGGCAACAGAGGAAGAATTCGATGTCATTGATGTTCAAGGAGTTGAAATCTAATGAAGAAAGCTGTTTGGGCCTCTTTATTTCTTTTCTTATCTACACCATTATACGCACAGGTAGTAGCTACAGGTCCGGTTACTACCACGATGAAGTTTGCTTGGAATGCGCCAGTCAATATTACTCAGACTGAATTACCCACCTTTGAAGTCAGATTAAGGGATAGTAAAGCCGTTGGCGTCGTAACGGCTCTTACTAATGTAACTTGCTCAGGCACTCCAGTCGCTTGCACTTCCCAGATTACACAATCAAACGCTGATGCACTGAATATGATAGGTGCTCACAATATCACTCTCTCCTATTTCAGGCAAGACACTGGCGAAGGTCCGCAGTCAGTCCCTTTTCTATTAACATCCCCAAGTCTTGCTCCTACAACAGTACGTATTATCCAGTAAATTCAATAGTCAATATTAATTCAAGCAGACAGCAAATTAATTCAACTATATCATCAATGCAGAAAGCCGGATGGACGCACATCAGCACAGTTCGTATACGAGGCAACACTTACCAGTTAACATTTGGATGTGAATGACTTGTGAGCTTACAGGTCCATTGTTGTAGATCAGATACATCACCATCAGCAACTGTAGTTAATTTTATATCACCAATTAATGGACAGATATTTACATCTACTGAACATAGAGGAACAGTTATATGTGCTACTGCTGGAGTATTTAGTAATTGGAACATTGCATTACCAAGTGCTCCAGGTGGTGGTAAATCATTTACATTCACTCTAAGAAAAAATCAAGTAGATACAGCTGCTGTTATTGTTATATCTGGAACTAATACTAGTGGATCTTATATACCAGCAATCTCATTAGCAGAAGGTGATGAGATAACAATAAGATGTACACCAGCTTCTACACCAACTGTATCTGAGCCATCTATCTGTTGGGATTTTAGTAGTAGCAACATAAGTGAATCTATTTATGGGATGGCTAATACTGCTGGTCCAATAGCAGTAAGTAGAGAGAACAGATTCTTTTTTGCAATAGATGCATCAAACTGGACGACACCTAATGCTAGAGAGATAGTAACTACAGCAGGAGTTGTTAGTAAATATATAGTTAAGCTAGATGCTACGCCGGCTGGTGGAACAACACTAACGTTCTTAGTTACAAAGAATGGAACTGACCAAGATGGTAGTGGAGGAACTTCAGATACCAGGTTAGTATTTAACAATGGTGATTTAAAAAAGACAGCAACCTTCTCACTATCATTAGCAGAAGGTGATTTAACTACATTTAAATGTAACGTAACTGGTTCACCTGGTACACCAAGACCGATATTTGGACTTGTATATACGTCTACTACAGAAGGTGAAAGTATATTTGGCTCTAACTTCTTAGCTGCATTAGATACTACATTAACAGAGTATGGTAGAGTAGGAAGCTCAATACCAAACTCTATAGATGATTTATCTGTAACTGAAGCAAATGAAGAAGTAGTAGTTGGAATTACAGGATTTAATTTACGTAGAATGAGAGTTGCATTAAATTCATCACCTGGAGCCGGAACATCATATCAGTTTACTACTAGAAGAAGGCGAAGGAATACAGCATTAAAAGTAACAATATCAGATCTTAATACTAGTGGATCAAAGCTGACTGGTGCTGTTGCTCTTAACTCTGGTGATACATTTGATGTACAAGTATTACCAACTGGAACACCATCAACTAGAAATGGTGGTTGGTTCTTTGTACAAACACAAACAGGAGATCCTACATCACCACCTGTAATACCAAGCTTAGGAGTTCCTGTTTCATTGTTCTTAGTTAGTAGTGCTGATTTTCCATTTGATGGTACAGCATTTGCATTACCAGTTAAGTCAACTAGAATTACTTGGAAAACACAATTTGCAGTTGCTCCGGCTTCTATTCAAATAGATCTAGAGATTAGTTTAGATGGTATTAATTGGGCTACATTAGATTCTACTACTAGTACTAGTGGAGAAATTAGAAGTAAACGCGTTAATGCTCCATTCATTAGAGCAGTAGGTGTATCAGCTAGTGGCGGTAGTGGAATTACAGCATTCTTAACAGCATATAAGGAAAAGAACTAATGCCTACTTTAGTTTTACTTAGTAATGTATTAGCTTTATTAAATGCTGTAGCCGCAGCCGTTGCACCAGGTTCTACATTTGCTTTACCGTCTAGAGCTACACAAGTTACATGGCAAACTGTTTATGGTACAGCACCGGCTTCTATCACAATACAATTACAAATTAGTATGGATGGAACTAACTGGTCTACTGTAGATTCAAGCACTAACGTTAATGGTGAAGCAAAAACAGTTCAATTCAATGCACCATTCGTTAGGGGTAACATTAGTGCAATTACTGGTGGTACCACTGTTTCACTTCTGATTGATGCGAGAGACTTATGAGCTATCCATATTACGATTTAGTTCTGAAAGCCAATCAAGAATTAGTAGACGAAGATGAAATTACTCCTTTACCTCCTGGTCATCAGGAAGAAGTAGAGGACCAGAAAGGTCTCTTAACTCGTCGAGCCGGCTACTACTCAAATCTAAGAGATGCTAACATAGGTATCTTAGAAAAAACTAGTGGTAATAACTCAATGGGTTATTCAGTAGATATCCTTATTCATAAGGATGGTACATTCTATGATGTTGCCACTGATGATGGTAGACAAGCATTACCTGTGAACGGTGGTCCTGGTAATGATCCAGGATTGATTAGCCGCTGGCGTCAGCCTACTAAGGAACTAGCCGGATTAGATGGAACAGATCCTATTCCTGAACCTGAGCCACCTCCTAGTGATATTGATGAGAAGCTAGACCAGATTATTACTAATCAAGGTTTGGCGTTTGCTATCATGGAACAGCAAGCGCAGGCTCTGATTACAATACAAGAGATTCTCAACCAGCATACAGCAATATTACAAGATATTATTGCTATGGGCTCTGGTGATGAGTTCCCAATTACTTATCCTAATTATGTTGGTAAGTTACTTGGATTTACTGCCACATTAACTCCTGAACCAAGGCAGAATCCACCAAGGCAGAATCCTTAATGCCAGACTATAAGAAAAGCATTCAGAAGATTAAGCAAGAGAATCCAGACGTAGCTGATGCATCATTCAGCGAAGCCGGTCCGATTGCTAGATTCTTTGCTAATAAGAGTGCTCGTGCAATAGCTAATCCATTCACTGGAAATGTAACATACTTTCCAGATAGAATGGCTAGTATGCCTGAAGAAGAAGCTGAGAATGTATTCCATCACGAGCTTCAGCATACTAGGCAGATTAGAGGAATGAATCCTTTACAGAGACTTATGATGGTTGGTAAGTCTATGTTAGGAGAAGAAGAATATAGTCAAAGACCTAGAGAGCTAGAAGCATTTCAAGCTGAGAAAGATCGCTCACGTAGACTTGGATTGAATAGCATGCCCGACCCGTATACTGGTGCTACTGATATACAATTACCGGCTATGTCACCTAGGCGTAAGGTGCTTAGTAACTTTGATCAAGAGAGAAAGATTAGGGGATTGGAATAGAGAATGGATCAAGAATTCGTTAAATGGCTAGTCACATTAGGTGTTGGCGGTATTCTTGCGGCATTCATGTTTACATTCTATCGTAAAGATGTTAGACAGTATACTGAATTATGGAAATCAGCTACTGATCAATTAATGAAGGTAATTCAAGAGAATACATCATCTAATGTGAAAATCATTACGATGCTTGAAGGTCAGGAAAGAAACACTGTTCGTAAAGGTGATATCGAAGATTTACTGGGAAGATATAATAAATTACTTACAGACAGTAAGCATTAATGGCATTTACTCGTACTGAGTGGAAACCCACTCCTAAACAAGAAAGATTTTTATCACTACCATTATCAATTAAAGAGGCGATGTATGGTGGTGGAGCCGGTAGCGCCAAGACAGACATTCTACTTGTATACGCAATAGCTAACGGCTGGCATGAACATCCTGGATTTAAACAGGTATTCATGCGTAGAACTTTTCCAGAGTTACGTAATGAAGTAATTCCCAGAAGTAGACAGTTATACCCTAAGTTTGGAGCTACATTAAATAAGGGTGACATGGCATGGACGTTTCCGGCTCCCGATCAATTTGGTGGGACTGGAATGTCAAATGCTGGTGCAATGATCTTTTTAGGTCAGTGTGAAAATGAAGATGATGTACATAAATACGATTCAATGGAGATTAATCTCTTCACTCCTGATGAGATTACATCGTTAATCGAATTCATCTATTTGTACATTGGTTTTACACGTGTTAGAACTAGTGATCCTGACCTTCCCGCTGTTATTCGTTCTGCTGGTATGCCTGGTGGGCCTGGCCATACTTTTGTTAGAAAGCGTTTTGTTGACCCATCACCACCGCCTAATGATGGAAAGATTATCATTGGTAAAGGTGGGGTCAAACGTATTTACATTCACGCGACTCTTAATGATAATCCTCATATTGACCCTGAGTATAAGCGGTCTTTAGAAGCATTATCAGAAGCTGAAAAGAGAGCTAAATTATATGGCGATTGGAATGCATACTCTGGCCAGGTATTTGATGAGTTCAGAGATCGTAATTATCCTGACGAGCCTGGTAATGCTACACACGTAGTCGAACCATTTGATATACCTGCATGGTGGCCCAGAATCGTAGTAGGCGATTGGGGCTATGCAGCGATGACATGGATTGGATTTGGTGCCATATCTCCTGATAAAAGATTATACGTTTATAGAGAGTTACACTGGATTAGAACTAAGATTGAGCTTTGGGCACCAGATGTTAAAAATTACTTGGATTCAGAAAATCCTCGACTTGTCAAATTCTGCAAAAGCGCAGGACAAGACAGAGGACAAGAGCACACAATCCAGCAGCAAATCGAAGTAGCATTAGGTAGACCAATTGAATTAACTTTGAATCTACCAGGTTCACGCATTGCTGGTAAACAGTTAATTCACGAATACTTACGTTGGCAAGCTAAGCCTATTAAAGCGGCTGTTGATATCAGAGAGTATAGCGAAGAACGAGCGGCTTGGTTACTTCGTAATAAAGGTGAAAAGGATTACAAGGCTTATCTCAGGACTTTCGAAGGTAATGAACCTGAGATGAATCTACCAAAACTTCAAGTCTTTAATACTTGTCCTGTTCTAATTGAAGCTGTTAAAGCAGCTTCTTATGACAAGAAGAAGATTGAAGATATTGCTGAATTTGAAGGCGATGATCCACTTGATGGTTTACGATACATGGTAGATGCTGCTGAACAGTTCTTTGACCAAGCAGCAAGTGAATTTAAGAAGTTCCAAAAGCAAGAAGAAATGATACAACGATTTGCTAATAATAATGACTGGACTGCATTCTATCGTAATATGAAAACATTAGAAAGCTCGGAAGATAGCAAACCAGTAATGATGGTTCACAGAAGACGATAATGCCAGCAACGATTTTACTTTCGACGCCTGTAGAAATTATCAATACTGCTGTTGGTGCTGGAGTTAATGGTTCTGCATTTGCAATGCCTGTTCCGGCATGCATGATTGCTTGGCAGGTATTCTATGGAACACCTCCAGGTTCTAATACTATTAATCTTCAGGCATCTAATGACGGCATTACTTGGTCAACTATCGATAATACTGCTTCTGTAGCTAGCGGTAATTTACGTATCACTCAGAGTTCTGCACGTTTCATTCGTATCAACATGAGTGCAGTTGCTGGTGGTGATACATTTAGAGTTCTTGTTTCAGCTAGTGCTCTTGGTATTGGTAAAGGCGAAGGAACATTCGTAGCTTCTCAAGCTATTCAAGTTGCTACTACAGCAGTTGTTACTGAGGAAGTTCTCTGGCAAGCAACAATTTCAGCCAGATCTTTATCACAGACTGGGCGTGCTATTCGTCTACGCTGGGCTGGTAAAACTGCTGCAAATGCTAACGTTAAAACTGGTAGAGTTAGATTTGGTGGAGATAATTATGTCCTATTCAACTCAGGAATTAATAACGTTGATTGGACAGGCGAATTTATTGTAATGCGCAGATCATTTGGTATTCAAATTCGTAGAGGTATTTCTAATTTGAATGCTGTTGCACCAGGTGTTCAAGTACTTGCAATTGCAGTTGATGAAACTCAAGCAATTACATTCCAGCTTACTGGACAGAATGGTGTTGCATCAGCCGGTGACATCACTCTTGAGTGGGTTATCCTAGATACTATTCCGGCTATTCCTAACTTAATCTCATGATAAGAGCTGTTGTATATAGATTTAACGAGTACGAATACGAGATAGTGATTTGCTTAACAGGCGACCACTTCTTACAAAGATTATCCAGGCTAGGCTTAATTACCTTAGCAACTGGAAAAATTGTCAAATGAGTCGCTCACTTAATGATTTAGATAGCCGGCTCCAATCAATTGCATTTGAGCACATTGCTAGATGTATTGAATCTGGAATTCAAATAATGATTATTGATACATTAAGAACGTATGAAGAACAAGTAGAAAATGTTAAGAACGGTGTTAGTTGGACAATGAGATCGAAGCATCTACCTCAGCCACCTGAAGGTAGAGCATTAGCATATGATTTATGTCCTTATTTAATCTACCAAGCTAATGGTCCTGATAAGTTGAATTGGGATTCAGGACATGATCATTGGCAGACGATTGGTAAGATTGGAATGCTATTAGGATTAAAGTGGGGAGTTGTTAGAGGTGGACAAAGAATTGATTTAGGACATTTTGAATATGATGAAATGGTTACATCACCTACTGGAACCCCACTGTGAACATTGTAGAGAAGAACGTGAGACTAATAGAGTTTGTCAATCTTGTGAAACTCTTAAGTCTCAGCTTGCTACTGCGAATCACAGGGAACAGCAATTACTAGTAAGAATTCTGGAATTAACTAATCCAGTTAAACCAGAACCAAGACAAATTGAATTACCGCCTGAAGCACTTAAACCAAAGTATACACCTTGGGAAGTGAAAAGGCAAATGCTTGAAGAAAACGATAGGGAGAAAGCAAGAGTTATTGCACAGAATAAGAAGCAAACAGAAGAAGTATTAGCACGTAATAAGTCACAATCAGTAGAACAGTTAGAAAAAGAACTCGGTGTAGAGGAGGTTAGGTAAATGCCATTTGGATTACCTGGTGCTGGATTTATGAAGAAGTTCAATCCTAAGAACATTCATAAAGCTGCTAAGTCTGTAATTGGTAAGGTTACTCCTGGTGGAATGAAGAAGAAGGCTTTAGCTACTGCTGGTTCATCTAAAGCAAATCCTTCTGGTCAGCCAAAGGGAGCGCCTAAGCTTTTTGGCAAGAAGATGTCTAATGCCTAAGTGGCTACAGTTAATTATCGAAGCGGCTATCCTTCTTGGTAAAAAGAAGGGTGTAATTGATCCGAGTTTGAATAAGAAGCGATAATGGCAGACAAATTACCTCCTGACGAGATTCAGCAATTTCTGAAATCCGTCGTAGATCATTTTGATGAGGAGGACAGGTCTGTTCGTGAATGGCAGATTAGGTCATGGCGTAGGTATAAATTATTATGGGAGGGATTCACTAGGATTTGGTATAGCGAGGTTGCACATGACTGGAGAGTCTGGGATGATGACGTTGTCAACTCGTCTGACACTGACCAGTCTTACTATGATAAGCCAATTAACGTGTTCAGAGCTTATCTGGAATCAGTAATTGCAGCGTTATCAGTTACTATTCCTCCAATCAAGTGCTATCCAGATGACGCCGATAATGCACTCGATATGTCTACGGCGAAGGCGGGCGATAAGATATCTCAATTAGTATTTAGGCATAACAATGCACCACTACTCTGGTTACATGCTCTTTATATTTATTGCACAGAGGGAATGGTAGCTTGTTACAGTTATCCTAAAGAAGATGAAGAATATGGCACTTACAAGAAGGACATTTATGGTGATGTAGAGGAAGAAGTATACGTTTGTCCGGCTTGTAAAGCTCAGATTCCGGATGAAATTATTGCTAACAGGCAGAAGGACAAATTCATGCCTGATGATGCTGATGCTGAATTAGATTTCATGCTACAAGAGGGCGAAGTTCCATGCCCGAATTGTATGCTTATTCTTGATCCTAATTTGCAAAAAAGTAAATTAATTACTACTAGATTAATTGATACTGTTGATCAAGCTAAATCGCGTATCTGCCTCGAAGCATATGGTGGTCTTTATGTAAAGATTCCCAATTATGCTATGAAACAGGCTGATTGCCCATATTTAATGTTCATGTATGAAACTCATTATACCAATGTATTAGATAGGTATCCACACTTAAGAGACAAGTTCTCTGGTAAGTCTAAGATTGGTCCGGCTAGTAGTGGTACATACGATCCATACGAGTCGTGGGCCAGATTATCACCTCAATATAAAGGTGATTATCCAATTAATAACGTTACCGTTAGAAATACCTGGCTTCGTCCATCTTCATTTAATGTGTTGGGAGATCAAGAACAGGTTGATAAATTAAAGAAGCTATATCCTGATGGCTGTAAAGTCGTCATGGTAAATGATTGTTTTGCTGAATCCTGCAATGAGAAACTTGATGATTGCTGGACTATTAATTATAATCCTATGTCTGATTACATTCATCAACAGCCTCCTGCAGCCGGACTCGCTCCTGTGCAGGATATTACTTCAGATATTATCTCTTTAGTTCTACAAACTATGGAACATGGGATTAGCCAGACATTTGCTGATCCAGCAGTTCTTAACTTTGAAAAATATCGTCAGTCTGAAGCAAGTCCAGGTAACATATTTCCGGCTAGTCCAAAAACTGGAAAAGGTGTTAGTGAAGCATTCTTTGAAACTAGAACTGCAACATTAAGTGAATTTGTGTTGCCTTTCTTCCAAACTATTCAAGGATTAGGTCAAACTGTATCTGGTGCTCAGCCATCTTTATTCGGTGGTCAATTAGAAGGCAGTAGAACTGCTTCTGAATATTCAATGTCAAGGGCTCAAGCTCTTCAGAGACTACAGAATACTTGGAAAATGTTCACTCTGTGGTGGAAAGATATCTTCGCTAAAGTTATTCCAATGTATATTGAAGAAATCAAGCACCAAGAAGAAGAACGTTCTGTTGAATTAGATGAAAAGGGCAACTTCATTAATGTTTTTGTCAGAAAAGCTGAACTGGAAGGTAGAATTGGTCGAATTGAATTAGAAGCCAATGAGAATCTTCCAATTACATGGTCACAACGTAAGGATACGTACATGAAGTTGATGGAATTACAACAGCCACAGCTTCAAGCAGCATTGCAGTCACCTGAAAATATTAAAAATCTCGTTGAGGCTATTGGAATTGATGATTTTATCATTCCTGGTGAAGAAGATAGACAAAAACAGTATGAAGAAATCAGAATACTCGTAAATTCTGAACCAATCATTGCACCTCCTGATGAAATGCAGATGATGGAGGCCGAATTATCTGGTCAAGAGCCGCAGATGCAAGAATTACCATCTGTTGAAGTTGATCCTGACTTAGATAATCACGATGTGGAAGCTGATATTTGCAGAACATATCTTATTTCAGAAACTGGTAGACTTCTGAAAACTGAGAATCCTAACGGATATAAAAATGTGTTGCTACATATGAAGCAGCACATGGAAATTATCAAACAGGCTATGATGGAACAACAAGCCCTAGCAGAACAACAGCAGGGCGCTTCAAAAGGTACTAATACACCTTTAGCGGAGAATGAAAATGTCGCAGCCGAACAATAGTTTAGGCTCTGATAATCCTCCTATCGAAGATAAGAAATTATCAACTGAGGATGCCATTGAATTCCTCGGCTCTGAGGATAATGATGACGAAGAATCAGAGACTATTGAACTGGAAAAGGATTCTAGGAAGGATGGAAAAGTTCCTGAAAAAGGAAAAGAAAAAGATAAAGAACCAGGAGAGGAGGAAGAAGATAGCGATGGAGAGAAATCGCTAGAAGATGAACTGGAGAAAGAGTTAGAAGATGATCTGGAAGAACCAGATGAGGACGAATTAGAACTAATCGCTCCAGTTCGTCGTAAGGAGATACTAGCAAAATATCCCACTATCTTCAAAGAGTTTCCAGCTCTTGAAAAGGCTTATTATCGAGAGCAGAAGTACGCTGAACTTCTTCCTACTATTGAAGATGCTAAGACTGCTGTTGAGAGATCAGAAATTCTTGATGAGTTTGAAGCTGATTTAACCAGTGGTTCGACAGAGAATATCTTAAAAGCTGTCAAAGATAACGACAACAATGCATTCGTTAAGATTGTTGATAATTATCTGCCTGCTTTACATAAAGTTGATGAGGGTGCCTATTATCATATTATTGGTAATATTGTTAAGCATACTATCATTCAAATGGTAAGCGATGGTAAATCGGCTGAATCTCAAGAGCTAATCGATGCTGCTAGAATTGTTAATGAGTACGTTTTTGGCACTAAGCAGTTTACACATCCTACTAGGTTATCAAAGGAAAGCGATAAGCCTGAAGATAATCAGAAGGAAGTAGAACTACAAGAACGTGAACAAGAAATCGTCGAGAGGCAGTTCAATTCTGCTAAAGACGATGTTATCACAAAACTTGACAAAACTATTAGCGGCACTGTGGATAAATACATTGATCCTCGTGGTTCAATGAGTCCATACGTGAAAAAGAATGCAGTTAGAGAAGTTAATGATTTATTAGAAAAGTCAATTTCTGAAGATAAAAGATTCATGGACGTTTATGATCGCCTTTGGGAAAGGGCAACACAAAATAACTTTAATGCTGAGTCTATGGACAGAATTAGAACAGCCTACTTGTCCAAGGCTAAGACTCAGTTACCAGCAATCATTAAGAGTGTTAGGAATGAAGCATTAAGAGCATCTGGTAAACGCGATAACGATGAGAAAGATAAGAAAGGTCCGTTACCTGTTGGCAAAACAAGAGGTTCTGCTCCCTCCTCAAAGAGCACTAAGCCATCAGAACAGGCCAAAGGCATTCCAAGAGGAATGTCTAGTTTAGACTATTTGAATTCCGATTAGGGAGCAAACATGGCAGTTGTTGAGTCTCAAGTCACAGCACTTGAACTTGAAAAGGTTATTCCTAAAGTTCGTGTGCTGTTTGAACGTGACGATAAGTTCTATGCCAACATCAAGAAGCGTGATGTTGAAAAGATCTCAAATCGTCAAATGCGAGTTCCACTAGAGATTCGTCCTGGTGGTAGCTTTCAGTATTTCAATCCTGATGGTGGTGATTTAGGACGTGGTGGTGGGCCGACTTTTGATAAGGCGGTTCTCAATTCAGTGTTCGTTGCTGAAGCCATTGAATACACCAAGCTTGCTCAGTGGTCTACTGATGATGATCGTAAGTCTGTTGTTAATGGTGTGCGCCGTTTGGTTGCTACCGCAATGGATGAATTACGTCGTCAGCTAGATGCACAGATGATGCAAGCCGGAACGGGTGTTATTGGTACTGTTACCAGTGATACTCCTGCTGGTGGTTCAAACGTCATTGCATTAACCACTGATGGATTCGGTGCTCGTTTAATGCGGTTTGGTCAGACTGTTCAGGTTTTCAATTCCACTCTTGCTACTAACCGTGGTAGTGCGGTTATTACCAATTGGGATGTTGAGAACAAGTCAGTTTCTCTTACTCCGCAAATTGCTGGTGTTACTGGTGGTGACTTTATTGTTACTGCTGGTATTAATGCTCCGACTGCATTACCGGCTTTGTATGGTGTTCCTTATCACCACTCAAATGCTAGTACTGGTACCTGGCTTGGTTTCTCTCGTGCAACTACGCCAGAAATTCGTGCAAACCGAGTGAATGGTGGCGCTGCTGCCTTTACATTACCTCTTGCTCGTCTGTCAATCAATAAGATTGGCAACCGCATTGGTATTGATAATAACTTCGCTCCTGTTGCATGGATGCATCCTGCTCAGAAAGCTGCTTATGAGGAAGTTGGACAGGTTGTTTCAACTATCTTCAAGAAGCCTTCTGAAGAAGCACTTAACATGTACTTCGACTCCATGCAAATGGCTGGAGCACCTGTTAAGACTTCATTCAATTGGGATAAGACTCGTATTGACTTCGTGACAGATTCTGTCTGGGGTCGTGGTGAGATTCTTCCGATTGGATTCTATACTACGGATGGACGTAATATCTTTGAAATCCGTGGTGCATCTGGTGGCGTGGCAACGGCTGAAATCTTCTACATGGTCGTTGGTATGCAGACGTTCGTTAACAATCCTGCTGGTTGTGCATTCATTGACAACTTAGCTGTTCCTTCTGGTTACTAAACAATGTCAGCCACTTTAACTCTCACTGGAACAGCCGGTGCAGCAGTTGCTTTGACTGCTGTTGTTTTTACCGGAGTCTCTGTTTTCACTATCGACACTGATAAGAACATGATTTACTTTGTTCAGAGCGGTGTCAATAGGGAAGTTAGTGTTAACGCTGCTACCACTGTCACTGCGACAAAGAGTGGTACAACGTGGACTCTAACTATTAGCTAACCAGTATCATTCGATTTGGAGGAGGAGGAAGAATGATTCCTGGTTTCACAACTAAGCTGACTGAGGAAGTAATTGCTTCAGCAGCAACTATCGCACCAAGAGCTGACCTAGTTAGGTTAACTGGAACAGTTACTTTAGCCCAAATCAATGGTCAATTTGGTGGCGGCTTTAGTGGTGTTCTATTCATCGTTCCGGTAGATGGTGCCGTTACTACTACAACGACTGGTAATATTCTGGCTGTTCAGTCTATGCTCCAGAATCGCGTTGCCATTCTTGTATTTAGTAAGGGACTTAACAAGTGGGTTCAGCACGCTCTTGCATAAAGAGAGGAGCTAGGTTTGCCGGATCTTAATTTCCAAGATCTATCGACTGTTCAGAGTATCCAACAGCAGAAGCCTCTTACTTTAGCTTCTGCTGCTACCGTTGTTCCGTTAACGTTCCTGACGTTTATTACAGGAACTGTAGCTATCGCGAACATTACACCTCCTGTGAGTGGAAGTCATATGTTGGCTTTCATCTTCACTACTACGACTCCGACTGCATTTACCACTACTGGTAACGTTAAGGTTGTTCAGACTCCGACTCAGAACATTCCTACGTTGCTAATCTTCGATCCAATCGAAGGTAAGTACTGGCCAGGTGAGTTGACAGCGTAATGACTAAACTAGCGAGCCAGATTGATATCTCTAAGGCATTAACTATTCCTGGTTGGATGTCTGCAGTAGAATTAGTCTGGCTCGCTAGTCGTTCTATTGATTGTAGAGCTATAGTTGAATTTGGCTGTTTTCATGGCCGTTCAACTAGAGCAATGGCTGATAATACAGATGGTACTATTTGGGCTGTAGACCCTTGGGCTGGTGATTATCCTACAGAGACAGGAGAGATTCTAAAGCAAGTAAATACGTTTGTGATGCCTGAATTTCTTGACAACCTGAAAGAGTATGTTGAGTCTAAGAAAGTAATTCCTGTTAGACAGTTCTCAACTACATTCGACTTACCTTTTCAAGTTGACATGATTTTCTTAGATGGAGATCATAGATACGATACTGTAGTTAAAGATATTCGTAAAGCTCAAAAACTTGTTAAAGAGGGAGGAATAATTTCGGGCCACGATTATGGTCATCCTCTTTGGACAGGTGTTAAGAAAGCTGTTGATGAATTACTTGGCCCAGTAGAGGTAGTTGATACTATATGGTGGATGAAAAAGTCTTAATTGGTGTTGCTACTGGCGGAGGAATGCCAAAGCGACCGGATTTCTATGATTATCTTGGAATGCTTAAGCGCCCACCTGTATCATATGATTTACGTTGCCATGAGCGTTCACCGGCTCAAGCACGTAATATGATTATTGGCGCTGCACAAGATCATAATTGCGATAGGGTTCTGTTCATTGATGATGATATGGGTTTTGCACCTGATTCATTAATGAAATTGTTACAGCATGATGTGGATATTGTATCAGGACTTTATCTTGGTAAAGCATTTCCACATCCACCAATGGTATTTGATTTAGCTGACCCTGAAACTGGTGCTTGTATGCCAATGTATTTATTTGATCATATTACTGGCTTGCAGCCTACAGTTGCGGCCGGCTTTGGATTCCTTCTTGTCAAGTTAAGTGTCTTTGATAAGTTAGAGAAACCATACGTTAGACTTGGAGAATTAGACCCAGAACAGTGGTGTGATGATATTGGATTATTTAATCGGATTAGAAAAGTTGGTATTCAAAGCTACGTAGATACAGATGTTTGGATTGATCACATTGGAACTTGCATGTACAAGCCAATGCGACATGAAGGTAAATGGTATACCGGCTATGATTCTGGTGGTAAAGAAATAGTTCCTGTTCCACAAATTAAGCCAATTCGGAAAGTTGTAGCATAGGAGTCAAAATGCCAACTGAAAAGAAGCCTGATTTTTCAGAGAAGAAGCCGGAAATTAGATTCGAGAAGGCTCCAGAGAAATCTGAAGCTGATAAGTGCTTAGATGAAATTCAGAAGATTCTGGCTGAACATGGTGGAATGGAACCTAACATTCCTGTCAATCACGATTATTGGAAACTGCTTTCAAAATATCGTAGTTTTAATATTTAGTAGGTCATATGGAATTATCAGAAACCATTGAGTCTCTTAATAATCAGTTAAGAGACTTATATGGCATAGACACTAACTCCACTAAACCAATCTGGAGAATTGTTCTAGCTGATGATCAATGGGAATGGAGACTTTCTGAATATACATTAGAAGGTCTTAAGCTACTGCATCCACAAGTACTGTGGTTGCCAAAGTATTCATGGCTTAAGGGAATCTATGTATTAGAGCAGTTAGTTGTTATTCCCGAGGTTAATAGAAAAGAACTACCAGAAAAGAAAGTCGATTACAACATCGTATATTCTTTTGCTGGCAGAAACCTGCAAGCATTACCGCCCAGAATTGATGTTGCTAAACTTGTTATCTCATTTATTCAAGCAGCACAAGGTAAGGGAAAAGCTAATGTCTATAAAGATCCTGAAGCTGGGTTAACTAAAGAACAGATTTTTGAGCAGAGAAGTAACAGGTTAAAGGATTTAGAGAATCAGTTATACGGAGATGAATCCGGCTTAGAAGGCAAAACTCATCTAACTGGTGAGGGTGTTGTTATTTCAAACACTGATTACTTGAAGGAGAATTAGAATGTTTCCGCTAGCATCTGATCTTAGGCGCCGTACAATGAGAGCGCCAACTAATCCATTGGATAAATCAACTGTGATTTCTATTTATCCAAAAAAGATTAAAGAATACAAAGCTACTATCGATCCTGGAATCTTTGAAATAGAACCTGGTACATTCGAGAAACCGGCTATTCTTGTTGTTGGTTCTAGCTCTTGGTGGAAAGAAGTTGATGATACTCAGCCATTGCTAGAGATTCCTCATTCTTCCATTCAGGTTGCTGATTCAGTCGTCAAGGATTACTGTAATGGAGTTTTTGGATGTGACATGGGTGAAAGTATGCCAGGTCTATTCTTCATTCCTGGTGCTATTACAGTAAAGGATTTATTTGAGAATAAAGAGTACAATGCCCTGCTTAAGGAAGCCAATAGGAAGCAGAGGAATTGGTATACTAATCTTATTAGGTTAGGTGATGCTCTCTGGACTCGTAGCAATGGCAATCCTCTGTCAGTTAGTGAGGATATGAGACTTGCTGCTAGAGAGCTGAACATGATCAATAAGGATTGGTACAAGGATAACATTGCAATGGAACTAGTTCGTTGCAAGGCTTGTGGTGCTCTTATTAACCCTGCTTATCCTGTTTGCCCAACGTGTAAGGCAATTAATGACCCGGCTAAGGCCAAGGCATTAGAGATTCAGTTTGCACAATAATGGCTGTAACAGCACAACGAACGACTCACATTCAATTTACTGGTGACGTTGAAGCTGCTGATTCATACGTAGCAGCGGTTAATGCGGCTAGTCCTGGTGTAATTGAAGTTAAACAGCTTGTTTCTCCAAATAACACCATTACTCCTCCGAGTAGTGGTGTTACTGCTAAAGCTGTTACTATCATTCCACCTGCAGATAATACGACTGATATTACTCTGAAGGGAATAGCCGGAGATACTGGAATTGTACTGCACAATACAGACCCAACTACTATTGCTCTTGACTCGCCAACTGCTACATTTGTTTTAAGTGTTGGCACCACTGTTAACGGCGTTAGGCTGATCTGGACTTAAAATGCCAAGCAGCACCTCACTAACGGCTAAAATGGTAATGGATAAGTCTGCGTCATTGATGAATGACACAGCTAGAACTGTGTATACATATGATGCTCAATTACCATATTTACAGATGGCATTGGATGAATTACAGGAGTATTTTGAATTAAATAATATTCCTATCACCAATGCTTCATCTGCTGCCGTTACTGTTCCCGTTGGTACTACTAGTATTGGACCTATTGATGGAATTGGAGCTACTGCTCCACCTAATTTACCAACTGATATAGCTGAAATTCAACAGCTATGGGAAAGAGCATCAGGTAATACAGAACCATATATTCCTGTTCACCAAGTCGAGTTTTTATCACATACGTTAGATGATTTACCTACTTCGGAATTGCAGTATTGGGCTTGGGAAGGTCAAGTCATTAAGTTCATTGCTGCAAGTACGGCTAGACAAGTTAAGATTGATTATATTGCAAAGCTTTTCCCAGCTAACATCACGTCAGAGGTTATTATTGGTATTATCAATGCTCGTTCATTTCTACAGTACCGCACAGCAGCATTGTGCTCACTCTACATTGGTGAGAATCCAACTAGAGGAGAACAACTCAACGGAGCAGCAACTGACGCATTAGATAGAGTTGTTGGAATTGGTGCTAAAGGTAAGCAAGGAATGCCGGTTAGACGTCGTCCATTTATGTCCTCTTATAAAAGGAGGACTTTCATTTGAGAGACCATGAACCTATTGTAGTTGAAGAATTTAATGGGTTATGGGCGAATGGTGATGCTGACTCTGTTCCTCCTGACCACTTTCAAACGGCTGAGAATATTCAATATTTCAATGGGGGATTTGAAACAAGAGATGGTATTGATTTATATCAGTCTCTTGGCACTGCATTAGGCAACGTTCTCCGTATTCATCCATTTAAGATGACTACGGGTTTGACGTTATTAGTTTTAGATACTACTGGAAATATTCATCATGTCGTATCGGCAACTGTTATCCACACTAATATTTTAAGCATCGCTTCCATGACAGACTTTAATGTTGTGTCATGGGCTGGCCGTGCTTATATTACTCCATTCTTTACTGATTCTAACGGAACTGAAAAGGGCATCAACTTAGAATTCTTATACGTATATTTAGGTGCTGGTGCAGCAGCTAGAAAAGCAGCCGGACCAACACCTGCTGGTACTGTTACAATTGCTAATGGTGCTGCAGGTTTGATGGACTTTGGTGATCATATCTTTGGTGTTGTAGGAGAAACTGACACCGGCTATTTATCACCACCTGTTGCACTTAATTCGTTTCAAGTGCAACCTAATAATACAGTATCATTTTCAACAGTTCCTGTATTTGTTGGAGCTTTTTGGGCAAAGAGACACTTAGTAGCTTCTATTAGAATTCCCAACTTCAATGGAGACTTACAAAACTATCAGCTCTTTTTCATTCCTGGAGCTACAATTAACGACAACGTTACTACTATTCTTAACAACGTTCAGTTTTTCGACGCTGATCTTGTTGATGATGCTAGTCATCTTTCCGAGAACTTCAGCGAGATCCCAGCGGGAGTTGGTTTATGCACTTATCATGGCCGTCTTGTCCTTACTACTACCTTTAATGATATTTCTATAGCCTACGTTAGTGAACCAGGTGAGCCAGAAGCATTCAATCAGATTGATGGAGTGCTAATTGTTCCCTTGGACGGTAATCCTTTAACTAACTGTCAAGAGTATAGAGATGTACTTTATCTATTCAAACTCACTAGAACTGTCGGGTATTCTGATAATCAAGATGTACCATCTACATGGAAGATGTTTATCGTAGATGAGGCCACTGGTTGCCCTGTGCATGGTGTTGCAAGTGTATTGGACTCTGGTGGCGTCAACGTTGACTTTCTTATTATTGGAGATTTGAATGGGTTAGTCTTATTTGATGGTGGTTACAAGAAACCTACACTATCTGATAAAATTAGGGACTTCTGGTTTGCTTTAGACAGAACTACATTTAGAGAGTTAGAGATTGTTAATAACACAATTGCTGAGAAATTATACGTTGTTCTTCCTGATGGAACAATACTTCACGGCGATTATGAGAATGGTTTGGAATATGAATCAATTAAATGGGCTCATTGGACATTCCAATTAAATGTTAGAACTCTTGAAATCATTGACATCGACCGAATCATTCTAGGGTCGACGGCTTTCTAATGCCTCCAGTAAATATTTCATTCGCTACAGCAACAACCATTGGTGCATTTCCGTATGATTTTACTCAAACGGATATCAACGATGCTGGTGTTAACTCGACAGTCTATTATAGATTTATTGCTCCTGCTGGCGCTCGTGTCATGGGTGCTTGGGCTTTTAGTGGAAATATTGCTGTCGGATACAGACCATTATTAACACCATATAATGGCCCTGTTGGAGCACCAACTCAAGTTTTAACTATTGCATTTAGGAACGTTCCACTTCAATTTCCTGTTGTTCCTGGACAAGAATACTTCTTAGAAATTCAAAAGAATATTGATACTGCTGGTCCAGAACAGGTTAGGGTTCAGGTTGAAGTTGCACCAACAGATACAATCAGCGGTGGTAATATTCTTGTCAATGATGATTCACAAGGTTATCCACTAGCTGTATTATCACACACTGTAGATAACAGAGTAATTAACTTCGTTAAGGATATTGCGGCTGGTGAAGCTGGAGATATTTTCAATAGCGTCATTTGTTTAGAGAAATTCAGTGATACTACTATTAGAATTTATAATTCTAGTTTCACAGAAATTGGTAATTTATCAACTGGAGCAGGCTCACCACGTATTAGAACTTGTAAAGGACTTGGAAAATTCTTCTTAGCTAAGAGCCGGAATCCAGTTCCAATCAGAGACATTCTAATTACTGGTGCATTTGGTGCTATAAATCAGAATACTACTTGGACTAACGTACAAGGATTTGCAGTTTCTAATGATGGTCTAATCGCTTATAGCTCTAGTACTGCTTCTGGCTCTGCAATCAGACGTTGGGATATGACTCTTAATATCGCAATGGCTGATTTAGCGGCTGGTGTAGCAAACTATACAATTGTTGACATCTTAGTTCTTAGCGACGGTTCCATTATTGCACTGTATGAGAGATTTGGAACTGGCGATGTATTCATTAGGAGATACAATGCGGCAGGAACACTCCAGAATACATATACAACTGGGTTTACAAATGATGAACCGGCTGGAACCTTTTCACGGTTAGCTTATGCTAATGATGATCCATCATCTTTCTGGTGTTGGATTCATCCTGATACTGAACCTGGTGTTTCTAAGTTTGTAAACATCACTGTGAGTTCTGGAACCATTGCAATCGTCAGAACTTTCTCAGAATACGAAGGTGGTGGTTATGAAGCTGGAGAAACAGCGGCTCCTACTGCTAGGTTTGGTAATTCATTTTCTTGCCCATTTATGATTATGTCGTCAACTGGTATATATGGTGGTGTCTATATCCTTGTCCCAGATAAAACAGAAGATACAGTTAATAATGGTGGTGTTGAATTAAACTTAGCAATTCCTGACCCCACCTTTAGAACAGGATTACTTGGATGAGCGAAGATGATGTCATTATACACTATACTGGTGTAAGAATGCGAGTCGTAGGTTCTGGTAGCCTGCAAATGAGAATGATCAGTCAAGATGATGTGTATACACAAACACTGGTTCCATTCACGATGCAGGCTACTACCAATATTCGTCCTACTAGGCTGATGAACTTTCAACATCAGAAAGCAGCCTTAGAAGGAAAAACTACTTCTATTAATGAAAGATTTCATATTAATAAGATTATCATCTTTGCTAAGGCTGTATTCGATAGCTATCCAGGATAATGGCTTTTAAGCAGCCACCACAGTTACCTGATTTCTCTCAACTAGTTGTATCTTTAGATAATTCTAAAATACAGAAAACTAACTATGCTCTTTGGCAAACTATATTCCTATTAATTCAGGCTGTCACCCAGATGCAAAATGTTCTGGATGACGAAGCTCAAGTTGGTATTGATGTATCCAAGGCAGATTTAGTTACTCACGCTAACGAATCACTGTTATTACCCAATTCTCGTGAGATGGTTGCTGGAGAATCAGTAACCTTCAATAAGAATCCAGCAAATAAGATCATTATTAATGCTGGTAGAGCTTGGGGAATTGATCACGGTGATAGTGATGAATCTTCTGGTGGAAGTGGACCACCCGGAGCTACAGGACCACCCGGTAGTGCTGGAAGTGCAGGAGCTACAGGAGCACAAGGTAATTCAGGACCACCAGGAATGGATGGTCAAGAACCTGAAATACTTGAACCTATTGTATTTCCTGGTCCTAAAGGAGATACTGGTAGTGCAGGTGCTACTGGACCACAAGGACCAACTGGTGCTTTAGTAGTATTATTTGATGGTAATGATGGTGAAGACTCATATGTTCCTGGTCCTGCTGGATTACCTGGTGCTGCTGGTTCTGCAGGTGCTACCGGTGCAATGGGTCCAATGGGACCACCTGGATTAGATGCAGAAGAACCATATGAACCTTATGCTATTCCTGGTCCACCTGGTGCAGCAGGCAGTGGTAGTGGTAGTGGATTAACATTAACTAACTTCACTAAAGACTTAGGTGAGGGTGGAGATAGAGCTGGGAATTTTGATATTACTGGGTTATCTGGGTTAACGGATGATAAGAATGTATTAGTTATTCAAACTGCTCAGAAAATTACATCTAAAGGCGATGCACGTGATGAATTTGAAATGGATCCTATTCATTTAACTGGATATGTAGTTGATGCAGCTACCATTAGAGTGTATTGGAATTGTGATAACCCAGTTGTTGGCACTTACGCCTTTGGCTATCAAGTGAGCGCATAATGGCAGTAATCAACGATCCAAATACAGCAGCAAACATCACAGCAGTAGGCAATAAAGCTTATTCTCCATTACATGCTTTATCAGGACCGTTTCCTATTGGTTCTGGTGGTGCATATAGAATTGGAATGAAAAGCGGCACTATTGGTGCCTCTGCTGGTGCTGACGTAGAATTCGTTCAGTTTAGATATGTAACAGCAGCTAGTAGAGTATGTTTAATTCATGGAGTTAACGTAAGTGCTTCTGTGATTGTAACTCCTGCTGTTGGTACTACTCCTGTTAATATGCAGCTTTGTTTGCGTATTGCAAGAGCTTGGACTGCAGCCGGAACAGGTGGTACTAGAATGACAATGACCACCAATCAACAGAAGTTAAGAACTAGTCATGCTACATCTGAAGTTAATGATATTGGTATGGCAACTACTGGTGCATTAACGGCTGGTACTAAAACTCTAGATTTACAGGATATTGGCATTGTCACTGCTGGTCAGTATTTTGACTTAGCAGCATCCAGTTTACAAAATACCCTTATTCCGCCAACTAATTTATTTGGGGAATTTAGTGGTGGTTTAGGATTTCCAATTGTTTTAGCTAACCAAGAAGGTATCGTTGTTCGTAACGGTTTGGCATTGCCGGCAACAATGACTTGGCAATTAGCCTGTAACATTTTGTGGTCTGAAGTAGACACATTCTAGGAGATTAAATGCCGAGAGTTTCAACACGTTTTCATGGTCCTGCTGCATTATCCAATGCTGCGACAACTAAGCTTACTGTAGCTGCTAGTGAAATTAACATCATCAGACATATCCATGTCGCGAATCCTGGTCCTGGCTCAGTGGATTTTACGATGTCCATTGGTGCTGATGCGGCTGGTACTAGGATCTTTGATGGTTATCCAATTGCTGCTGATACTGTTCTTGATCATTATCCTCTGTATGTTCTCACTGCTACAGAAGTCATGCAGGCATTTGGATCTGTTAATAACCAATTAACTCTGACCATTGATGGCGAACGTTCTATTCTTGGATAAATAGATGGAAACTTCATCAAAAGTTGCACTTGGTGGAATTGGTGCAGCCGGTGTAGCTGGTTTGTGGAACCATTTCAGAAAGAATAAAAGTAACCAAGCTGCTACACCTGCTACTGCTGCTAATCCTGCTGTAAGTGGTGGAGGTAGTGGAGGTGGTGGCTTTTACGGACCATATGACCAAGTATTATCAGGTTACAGCAAATTCGCTGAAACTGGGGGATTTTCTCCTGATGACTTGGCTAATATTCGCGCTCGTGCTATATCTCCTATTAGAGCTACGTATGCTAACGCTGAGAGAGAAGTAAATCGCCAGAAATCATTACAGGGTGGTTATTCTCCTGGCTTTGGTGTATTAAAAGCACGAATGGCTAGAGAGCAAGGTCAATCAGGTGCCGAAGCTACTACTAATGCAGAAGCTAATATTGCTGAAATGACTCAAAAAGGCAAGTTAGCTGGATTAGAAGGATTATCTGGATTAGTTGGTAGAGAAGGTGGCGGTGGTGGCGGAGGTGATGATTCTGCTGAAACTACTCCAGTACCTGAGAAAAAGAAAGGTTTCTGGGGTAAAGTAGGTGGTGCTCTTAAGAAGGTTGGTCAAGTAGCATTACCTATTGCTCTTGGTGCTATTGGTGGACCTCCTGGTGCTATTGCTGGTAAAGGTATCAGTGGTGCTTTAAATAGAATTGGCCAGAGTGCTGGCAGACAGATGGGGGTTAAGTAATGCCAAATGAATTCCTCCGTATGCAGAATTTCTTTGCACCACAAAAGCAGCTTAGAAGTGTATTTGATGATGATACTCCTCAAGTAATGGCTTCTTCTGCTACTCCAGCACGTAATGCACCGGCTGCTGATTATAGTGGTTATGAAGATTTATATAACAGCGAACCAGAACAGGAGTATGGATATGAAAGTAATACTCCTGTAATGGATGAATTTACTAATACAGTACTAAATCCTCCTCAGCGTAGAGGACCATCTGCAATGAGGATGCTTGGTACTGGCTTGTTATCAGCATTACAGGGTTCTACTGGTCCAGAATCTCGTGTTCCTTTGTATAATGAAAAAGGTAAGAAAGTCGGAGAAAGAGAAGCCGGATTCTTCGAATCTTTAGGTAACAAGCCATATAATGTAAAGCAAGCTAATGAAATTCTTGATATGCCTTATGACGCTGAAGTCGAAGATTTCAAGACTAAGGCTGAACAGCAGTATAAAGCTGCTGGCATTGAAAAGACTCGTGAGGAAAAAGCTGCTTTAGCTGAACAACGACGTGCTACGGCTAGAGTTGCTATTCCTTCACAAGCAGAAGCTAGAGGTAAGACTGCTGATGCTGCTGTGACTAGAGCTAATGCAAGTATGATGAATGCTCAGACTGCTGCATTCATTCATAATATGACTGATGCTCAGAAACTAGAAGCATTGCAGTCTGGTAAGGTTACATTGCAGGAAATGCAGGATGCGGCTGCAATGATGCGTACTAATGCAAATAATGTTGCTGCTCAGGGACGTGTAGATACTCAACAGGCTGGTGCTACCCAACGTACTGGTATGCAAGAAGCCGGAGATACATCTAGAAATAATGCCAGTATTCAGGCTGGTATTGAGAAAGCTCAGATGCAGGGTGCTACAGTAATGAATGTGCCTGACTCTGCAAATCCTGGTCAGAGTAAAGCTATTTGGATTAATCCAAGAACTCAGAAATGGGAAGATGTTCCTGTTCCTGGTGGTGGTAATCTTGGTGCTGTTCAAAAGCCTGGAACACCTAGTGCTAAAGGTGGTAAAGAATCAGCTAGAGAAGTAGAGAGACTAGCTGGAGTTAGAAACCAAGCTTCTAGAACTATTGAAGCTATGGATGATGTAATTGATCCTAAGACTGGTAAACTATCAGATGATGTTGCAGAAGCTGTTGGACCTTCTAAGATGAATCCTCTTGGATATATACCTGGTCATCCTATTCAATCTGGAACATTAAAGGTTGAAAGACTTAAGAATTTATTAACTGTTGATTTAATGAGTGAGTTGAAAAAGCAATCTGCTTCTGGAGCAACAGGCTTCGGAAATATGAGTAATAAGGATTTAGGAGTACTTGAGAAAGCTGCAAGCCTCTTAAACACCAATTTAAGTGACGAAGAATTTGTTAAAGAACTTAAGAGGATTAGACCTCATTTAGATTCTATTCTTCAACCTGGTCCTAACATTGAAGTAGCACAAATTCCAGATAAACCTGGTACTGTATCTGCTACCAAATTAACACCTCAGCAAGTTATTGAAAGGGCACGTGCTCGTCGCCAGCAAGGAGTATCACGTTAATGCCTGATCCTGAACTTGAAGGTTTAGTTCAACAGTTAATGGAAGCTGGCGGAACTGATGATGATTTAGATGAACTTATTAATTCATATGATTCACAAAAGAATGATGTAGCTGCTGCATCTGAGCGTAATAAATTTGTAGGAGATGTATATAAAGGTCCGGATACCTTTTGGGGTGGTGTCTGGAATTCTGTCAATCCTTTTGGTGGTGGAGAAGCATTAAAAGCCGGTGTAGAAGGAGCCAAAGGATACGCTAAGGGTGCTACATTAGATATTCCATCATCTATTGCTGGCATGGTAGGCAATACGGCTAGCTTTGCTGGTGATGTGTTATCTGACCCTATTGGTTATGGTAGTAAGGTAGCTGGAGCTGTTACTGACCCATTAGCTGTTGGTAGAGGAATGGCTCAAGGTGCTAGAAGCATTGGTAATTCTATCTTAAGTGCTGGTAGTGATCCTGAAGGATTTGGTCGTACTACAGGTCAGTTAACTGGTCAGCCTGCTGTAATGGCTGGTCTTTCTCCACATATACCGGCTGCTATTAGACAAACTGGTAAACCTGTTGAATGGGCTGGCAGAATGATGCAGAAGCATCAACCTATGTCTGCTGCTATTCCCAGGTTATTTGAACCCAGACTAACTAGAATACTTGAAAAGGGTGCTGGTAGTTACGTAGAGGATGCTGGTCAGGCAATGCAGCGTTATGGAGCACATTCTAATATTCCACCTAAATTATCTGCACCTGCTAATCCTAATTCATTTACTCCAAATCCGCCTACGAGTACAACTACTAGACTTCCTCAGCAAACTGCAACTACTACTAAACCACCCAATCCTACTCCGTCTAGTGCTCATCCAACCAAGTTAAACACTAATGGAAGTGGTGCTGGTAGTAATACTAAGTTTACTCAACAAGTATTAAGACCGGCTAATGCTCCTATGACAGGAGATCCTGAAATTGATGCTATTCTTGAGAAATTCAAATTAGCTGATAAAGAAGTTAAAGTTGCTGATGAGGCAATTCCTGAATTAAGCAATAATGCTAGCGGTGAATCTGCTGCTAGTGTAGAAGCTATGAATCGTGTAAAGTCAATGGCTACACGTGGAGAGCAATACGTAGTGTATGACCATGCTGGTAATGTAAGACCGTTAATTGGACCTGATGCTGTAGATTTCGTACCTGGTCGAGGAGAAACCTATGGTATTCAGAAAGCTGATGGCACGTTTATCAGATTAGAAGATAATGGTGGCAAGGTAACGGCTACTCGTCAAGTTGACCCAAAGCGTAGAGAATATCCAGGTTTTCAAGGAACTGCTAAAGAATATGGAGTAGGGCATAGACCGAAAGGACCGAAAAAATGATTGCTTTGATTTTGACGTTGGCTCTGGTTGGACTGATTGTATATCTAATTACAACGTATATTCCTATGCCCCCAATCTTTAAGACTATTATCTATGTTATTGTAGCCATTGTCTTAATCGTCTATCTAATGAGACTCTTTGGAATAGCTGATATTCCCCTTCCGAAAATGTAGTATAGGAGGTGTTAGATGGCTAGGAGTATTATCGATTGCCTAGGTCGTACTATTTCGATTGGTGACAAAGTTAAGACTCCCAATGGAAAGGTCGTTAAGGTTACAGGTGCTGCAATTGGAGTCGAATTTCATAATGCAGAGAAGTGTGAATTGGTCCATAAGGACACCTTAACGACTGAAGAAGAACACAAAAAGCACCACGACGAGGCTAATAAGCACGCTGGTGGAGATAGTGTAAAGCCTGTTAGTGGTGCTCAGAGAGACGATACAGATTGTATTATCTGGGGTAACTAATTATTGTCTTGGTCCGGAAAACCCCCGGCGTAAGTGCATTGGTAACTCTGGAAAAATGGATTGGCTGCAGTTGCTCCGAGAAAACTGCAAGCTACGGCACCAGAGATTGCAATCAGCCAAGATTCTTTTTATTAACTATATTCGAGTAGAATACTTCTCCCATTATTTCTCCTTAATTCCAAGGATATGGACCAATAAACCAATCTTTACGTTTCTCGTCCCAATGCCACCAGAACCCATATTGAAAAAATGGCTTCTTTTCCATAATTAAATTTGCCGGGTGAGGGAGTCGAACCCTCACGTAGTTTCCTACCTTGGATTTTAAGTCCAATGCGTCTGCCATTCCGCCAACCCGGCCCTTTCCTATTTCTTTTTACCAGTAAACTCTGAGTAAGACTTTTCTCCTTTTAATCTCTCAGAAAATTCTCTAATGATAGCATCTTTTGCTTCATCAATAGAGACTTCTCCTATAGCACTAGATATTTGCTGTGCTATATTAGTTATTTCTAAACACGTAGCTTCTACTTCCATTTCAAACTGTCTACGTGCTCTAGGAAACATTTCAGCTAATCTTTGTAATTCTTCTCTTTCTTGATTCTTCGCCATTTTAATCTTTTGTTTCAGGAACGCTATCCGGGTCATTGAACACAACTGCTTTAATAGCCCACATAGCGGTCTGTTCATTGTTCGTGATAGCAATAGATTTTTGACGTGAATCCTTACAGCATTCCTGAATTTCTCTCTCAACAAACGAGAATGCTTCACGTAGTCTATTTATCCTGCTCATTCCATCAGTCGATGGCTTGTGATACTCGTACGGCTTATCAATCGGCATTTTAACCTCAGTGTTTCGTTAAGTTGTCACCAAACAAATTTGGGATAACTGTCTCATTGTAACAGTCATCACATATTGTAATTCTCTCATCCCAATTAGCTCCTGGGAAATTAATTTCAAACTCCTTTCTAGCGTCCTCATCCTCTATTACCTTCTCAAAGGTGTCGCCACAGAACGGACAAATGTAGATATCCCCAATAGCCATGTTAATTCATGCAGCTTGATTAGGATAATCAATTCTGCTTACGTTACGAGCACGTAATCCTTTCGTAGTTGAATCCGGCTCGAATGTAACTTCTATTTGACCACCTCCATCAAAGTCTGTACATAAATCATCCCAGTGACCCTGGAAGTCATCTCTATGGAAGAAATACTCATCAATTCCAGTATTCATAGTAATAAATCCAAATGCTTTATTTGACTTTAGAGTCTTGATTTTGCCTCTTAGCACGACGTTCCCTCCGAGAAGTTATCCACAGTGCTGTGATTACTAGGATGTCTTTTTCTGTGTCCTCGATTGTTTCATTCTTTGGTTCTTTGCCAGTAGATTCGAGGCTCGCAATTCTATATAGCTTTTCAGCGAGTCTGCCAACAAAACCAGCATCTTGTGAACTGTGTGCAAAAAGAGTAGCCACCTGACCTGCAAAGAGATAATTACCGTATGGATTGTTATTCGATGCATAGTCATGTGATTTCTTATCGTGAGTATCTGCCATTTCCTCTAATAACTTATAAAACTCAGGCGAACCGTTTCTAGTCAAGAGAACCTGCCCCTGTTCTTGGTTCTCGAATGCCACCTCCTGGCTTAAAGCCTTCAGGATATCTCTCTCGAAGCTTTTTCGCATTATTCTCCTGAGTTTCCTCTGCTGTAAGACCTAGAAGTATTTCTAACCAAGTTAGATAGAATCTAGCATCACCAAGCTCTTTTGTTAACCTATCTATATCTAATGGAATATCATGATATAGAAACTTCTTGATATCTTCTAGAACCTCTCCTGCCTCACCAGACAATCCAGATGAAGCATTACCTAATTGCATCTCATAATCATTGAGAGTTCTGAATCTAGTTCTAGCTGTCCTTAAAACAGAATCTCTAAATTTCTCATTATTCATCATTTCTCCTTCTTTTTCTTATCTTTTTCTTCTTGTTTTATCTTCTCTTTAACCTGTTCTGTTTCCTTGTCCAATTCATCTATCTGCTTCTGGAGTTCAGGTGTAGTTCTAGCCATTGTATCCTCCTACTGCTCAAAGATTGTGCTGGTTGGCCACTTGATATTACGGAACCCACTCTTTTTAACAACATTCTCAGTCCAATTGTATCCAGGTGCTGCAAAGTTAATTGCAACTTCACCAAGACCAGGACCATCCTGTGCCATCATACCATAATAACCCTCAACAAATCTATTCTTGATAACCCTCAAATTTTCTGATTTCTCAAGATACGGATCACCGCACCTATCGAATATCATAGCCTGGCTAAGATTAGCACCATCAAAATAATTTTCTTCAAGGCTTAGATTAATTGGACCGCCACTGACAAACACTGTACGGCCATTATTACCATACTTAGATGGATCAATATCAGTAAAGTTATTTTTTCTGACAAGTACATTGTTCATCGTAACTGATGGATATCTAACTCCATTCTTAACTGTATCATCCCGACCTAATATAGATAATCCACCCGCCATGTGGCTAAGATTATTATCTTGAATTGTAATATTCTGAATTGTAGCCCATGGAGAACGCCCATACTGATTACGTACAGATAGAACAATACCATATCCAATCTGTCCATCAACAAATGAATATTCGAGATTGCAACCTTCCATCAGAAGATTACGACACTCTTTAAGTTCAAATAAATTCTTGCATCCTGCATTGGTATCTGCTCTCCAACTCGGATTTTTGAACAGGTGAGAATTTCTAATCAGAATACCATTTGGAATAGCATCATCTGATGGCGTAGTATCACCACCAAACATGATGTTCTCACCAGATGCCTCTAATTCGCAATCACTAACAATCAAATCCTTTGTACCAGCAAATCCAGCAATTGCCTGTGTATCATTGGACATGAAGATATTTAGAATTCTTGTACTAAGGATTCTGCATCCTTCAGTATTACAGAGAATACCACGATGCTGAGTTAGAGGACTACCATTTAATGTACAGTCTTCAACAAATGTACGTGGACCAGTAATCAGAATAGTTACTTCTTTATGCCCATCCATCACAATGCCAAAAAACTTAACATCTCTTGGACGAGCATCAATAGAAGCGTTGACTAATTTAGCTGTACCTGGAGATTTAATAGTACATGGCTTTGGAATAATACACTGCCCAACATCCTGAACGAAATCAGCATCTAAATTAAATATTGAATCTTCTTGATTATCTTGGATTAAATTAAGTAAATTGTCACCATTCTTAACTATGATTTCATCAGATGGAAATTGGGTCTCATTGACCATTGCTATTGCACTGCCGATTGTATCCTGTGCTTTTTTTAGTTCAACTACAATCTGTTCTTGTGTGGCCATTATTTCCCCTTTTTGGACTCATATTCTACCCAGTAGCAATCGATGCAAACATAGAGATTACCCACGTACGCTGTTTCTTTCATCTGATGACATCTAGTACACTCAAGCATTCTCTTTTCTTTCTTCTCCCTCTCCTTTCTTTGAGCAGTCTCAAATGGTGATTTATATTTACCATCTTTAAATGGAATATCCCAAGTTCCTTTCGTCTCTTTATTCCATCTTGCTCTTTCTTCTGGAGTCATATTCTTAACATATTGATCCCAGAAATTCTTAAAATGGTCATTATTTGAAGATTGCGGTCTAGACTTAAAAAATGGTTCTTCAGATCTCTTTACATCAGCCCACGTTCTCACTTTTTCTGCTTGTTTAACTGGTGGTAATATTGGTAATGACCAATTACTTGCTTCTAGCATCTTACATACTTTACGAGCGGCTAAATTAGCTTCATTATCGTTAGGGTTATTATTTGCTAATCTCGTTAGTTTTTTGAGTAGGTCTAAGTTCATATGCTACTATTAGCCGGCAACAAATATTCCAGTCTATACCTTCTACCTCAAACCATAAATCTTCGCCAAACCCAGAACTATCATCTTCATGGCATGATTCACAGCAAGGAACATATTTCAATCCATACTGTAGTTTGAACTTGTTGCATTCCATTAACGTCCGTTCCAGTTATAGTATGTTCTACAGAACAAACACCATCTATATTTCTTTACTCTATTCCTACCACATTGAATACACAGCCCGGCTAGTAACCTTTTAATCTTGACTTTGCTGTAACTCTTTGGGATTCTTCGTAGCATTTCTTGCATTTAGTGTAGCCGGAGTCAATAACAAATTTACCAGTTGCTACTAACCAATGACCACATTCAAGTATTTTCTTGACGGCATACAACTCACTGTCAAATGTATTTTCAACTTGCTCATAAGATATAACTTTACGATCAGGCCATTCTTCAATTAGGTTGTTGTCCTTCTGGAATTTCATATGTTTCAGATTCGATAATATCACGTATTTTCCTCATTAATAGAATAGCCGGTTCGTTCTCATAGCTAATATATTGAAACTGTAACAATTCATATAGAGTTTTTAACTCATCAATATCTAAATACCTAACGTTTCCTTTTATCTCGTTCAGCAATGTGTTTTTGGTATGACTCAAGTGGTTCACCTGCTAATCTAATAGTCCAGTCCATATTGGACCCAACTCCAGTTTTAACTCTCTTAATCCAATTCATCTCTAATAAATTCTCTAATATCTGATCCAATGTAAAGCTATTGAATGTACCATAACCCTTCCACAATAACTGCTTCCTGGTAAGTTCCTGATCTGGTGCTGCCATCAAATAATCAAGAACCATTTTCGTACCTGAAGCAAGTGGGTCTGGTCCTCTACCTTCTGTAGTTCTTTTATTACTGTAAATTAAACTAGTTACTCTTGTAATAGCTTCTTCCATATCAGGCTCAGATATCTCGCCTGTAAATTCAAAATCTGCTAGTGCTAAGCACATACCTACTTTTAATACATGGTCTGGAACTCTATTTAGAAAGCCTGTCTTGTCGTATGTTTGACTTCCTCTCCATTTCTTTCTCCACGTATTAAACAACTGTCTTGCTTCTTCTGACGGTCTAATCTGCCCTTTATGACTAGATATCTTAGTTAGATGTGGAACATACTTCGGAGCAATATAATCATCAAACTTATCACCTTCTCTTGGCTTTTCTCTCTCATCATCTAAGAGATCAACATCTTGGCTACGTTTTTCTTCGTAGATGATAAGGTTACGCCCAATGTATCCGCCCTCAATATTAGCCTGAGGAATTGAATCATAAAAGTGAGCGGGAGAACTGCCAAAGAGAGCAGTAATGTATGGGTTCTTAAGCTTTTCTGCACCATCTCCTTTGAGGAGGTTTGTCCATTCAGCATTATAATGCCCGTCATATAGGTCTGTGAGAATAGTGAGACTGTCGGGATCTTGAATAATAGCTGTTGATAACTCTCCATTGACGATGTATCCTCTACTATCTGAGATGTTAAGTGATTTATCTTCATTTGTTCTTGTCCTACTTAATTCCTGAACAATAGCCTGAATACTACTACGACCTTTAATGACTCTAGTGACATTTGCCTTGGTCATCAACATAGCTGCCCTGTTGATGGGAAACCCTTTACCTAAGCCTGAGTCACCAAGTAACATGACATATAGATTTGGTCTATATATCAAGTCTCCTTTCAGTGTAGTCAGATGGTAATTGTTTCCGGCTGCTGCCGATATAGTTGTAAGAAATGACCACCATAACCACGATTGAGGTGTTTCAACATGCGAACATTCAGATACTAGTGAGTCTACAAAATTAAGTTGCCTCACGAAGCTTATCTCGCAACCTTAATACTAAATTGAATGCTTCTTTTTGTCGTTCTTGTGGAAACTGACTACCAGTTATCCCAAGAATAATCAAATTCAATTCATCCATAGATAACTCAATTAATACTTTCTTATCATTCATTTTCGGTTAATCCTTCCACGAGTTTGAGCTAAGTTATACAATCTTTCAAAGTAACCTGGTGGTACATTCTCTCCGGCTGTGCCTATTACGAATACATGAAAATTCTGTCTGCCGTTTAAGTCAGAAAAGTCAGATGGGTAAAACCATTCAGACTTATCCATTGATTGACTTCTAGCCCAAACCTCGGCTTCTCTGTAATTACCTGCTATGATACAAATCATCTTCTTTTTTAACCTCTCTAATTTCTATCTTATCAACATCAACGTCATAATCAGAAAACATATCTTCTATTATGTTATTGAAATGAGCTATGTCAGTATCCTCAAATGGATGATTACAATGATCAGTAATCGAGATTATGACTTCTTTTTTCTTAGACATTATTCAATCTTCTCTTTAGGTATTTTAACTTCAAATTCTTTAATTACATCACCGATAGAATCTTGTGCTAACTTTAATAGTCTGATTACTTCTTCATTATCATCTTTCTGAGCTGCTTCTTCTGCTTTGTTAGCTACCATTAACATAAAATCTTTGATTGTTACCTTCATAATTTCACCTTTCTCATTTCAGCATAATTAGTATCAGAGATTTCCAACTCAGATGGAATAGTTAGTTTATAGTCACGCTTCAAACTACAGTATGTGCTAAAATCTACAGGAACCTCAAAATGCTTCTTCATCAATCTAGCGTATGGTTCCCAATTATTCTCTGGCACCTGCATAAGTAAGCTGTCGTGATTCTCAGAGAGCCACATATATGCATTATCGCCATCTAGTTCATAGTCAATCTTTAATGCTGCACCTTGTACAATGTGAGCTACTGTGCGTTGTGGTATATTGGCGTAGCCTTCTTTGTATAATTGTTTATCCATTCTTCCATTAAAGATACGAACACCTCCAAAGGGATCGATGATTGTTCTGCTCGACTCCAGACAATCAATGATATCTTGATGAAACTTTCCTTTGATCTTAGGTGACGCGGAGTGGAAAAGTTCCAACATCTGTCCAGCACGCCACTCACTAATCGACATACTAATATCAAACTTTTGAGCATCAGTATTAAAGTTGACCATAAACTCACCCTTGCCCATATCGTAATTACCTGCATGGCGCGTCTTTTTACCACAGAATCTCTCCGGTCCATCTTTTTCAATAATGTCAACTACTGGTATTTTATCTGTGGTAAGGATAAGTTTAGATGTATACCCAAATATAAGTCCGGCTGTTCTCCTATGTATATCTACTTTGTCGAATGCTTCTAATAATTCCCAATCTTCACCTAATACAGCTACTACTCTTGCTTCAGCCTGAGAGCTATCTGCACTGAGGAATACGGTTCCTTTATCCGGAATAAACATAGAGCGTATGTCTTTCGCGAGTCGCCCATGTTTACTAATCGTATGGAACGCAAGCCCAATTTTCTTCGGCCTAATTGGCTTTTTAAGTATTCCAGTAGAACTTCTGCAAGTTTCTGTCGCTGAGATGTTGAAAGACGCTTTGCATCTTCCATCATAATCCGGGCTGAAATTGATATTACGTGATTTTTGAGTTCTGATTCTACGTTCTTCGAGTAAGTCAGAGAGTATTGCTTTCTTTTCTGGCGTTTTGGCATGGCTCCCCAATAACGCTACAATGGTATCTTCAGATGTAGGATTACGAGTTCTAATCTTGAATTTCATGTCTTTATATAAAAGATTCCACATCTGAGGATACGAGTTTACGTTTACTTCATATCCTACATTCTTGGTGATCCTATCGTGAACCACCTGCTGCATACCTGTATACTTTTTAGCTAATTCTTTCTTTCTATCTAAGTCTACTAAGAAGCCATTGTTCTCCATTTTCAAATAGAACTTATGCTTCTTCATCATGTAGTTGTAATAATACTCTACAAGAGGAACCTTAAATTTATCAGCTAAATCATGTAAGTCTGTCTCTTGTTCCTCATCAATTTCATGCGTAACGCAACAGTCTTTCCCGTTGTATCGTAATAGTTGTTCAATCGGTTGTTTACCAAGCTTGAATTCTTTACCTTCCTCTTTATAATAAGGCTCTCTAGTCCAGAGAGAAGCTTGGACATGGAGTCTTTTATCTGGCAATTCTGGGAAGATAACTCTTGTTTTGATAAGAGTGTCGCTGTACACGTTTGGGAGGAGAAAACGAATAAGATTAAGTTTGAATTCGTCGTATTTGATGTTCTGGCCAATAAGTTTGAGTCTGCGTAATTGAACATCAATTAGCCTCCAAACTTCATCTAACTCACGTTCACCCATATCAGTAAGCTTATGCCTACCAATAGAAGATAGAAGCGGAACGGATATGGCATGATGTCTGTTGAAAGCAAAACCAATACAGACAGGAACGCAATTAATAGATTCAATATCCGTTGTCGCTTTGTCGAGCTTCTCATATTTGCCAAAGAATCTATATAAATCTAATGATGAGTGTGCTACTTCTAAATCACGATCAGGTAATCTTAATATTCTTGACTTAGATTCTTCTACAGCACGAGCAAAATCATGCTCAATCAATTTCAAGTAAGTGAATTCAAGTCCACCTACTTGCTGACCATTTTCATTTCTATTAAATAGCGCGGCTGGATGAATTGTTGGTACTACCTTAGTAATGCCATCCTTAGCCGTTAGAATGGAACCACGGTATTTCAGTATGCCTGTAAGTCCCGTGGTTGCTTCTAATGCTAAGTCACCAATAGCCAGAATACATTTAGGTCTACGCTGTGTTATTTCTTCTTCCCATAAACTCTTGATTTGTTCATTGAGATCGACACCAATGAGATTGAGTTGTTTTAAGTTATTGTTTGGTGGTTGGTATTTGCAGACATTTGTGATATATACTTGACTACGCCTAGTTCCGGCTTTTCTAAAGCAATCGTCTACCAAAGAACCGGCTGGTGCTTCTGGATTAAATGGAACACCTGATTCGTTCTCTGTCTTACCAGGTGCTTCTCCAATAGCCATCAAATCAGGTTCTAATGGTCCTATTCCACCGACGTAATTAGGCATCTACTTCCTAGTTAAACCCATCAATGAAATCAATGACTTGCTGCCTTGACATTCTCCGATTTGTAATTAACTGAGCGCCACAGAGAGAAATCAATACCTGATTATTTGTCTCTGGATGCTTTGTTAAATCAGACATCATAGAGACAATGCCTTTAGTTGGATCTTTATAGAAATCCATTTCAGCAATTGCTCTCTCTTTACACCACTTAAGATGTTCTTGTCTAGTCAATCTAGCCTCAATTCTAATTCACGTTGAAGCTGACGCACATATGCAAGTGCATCTCTCATTGAGCTGCAACGCTTTATTTGTTTTTCATGTGTTCTAAGGAAGTTTGCAATTAATAAATCTTGTGAAATACTACCAATTGATCTATTCAGTGTCGATGCCGTCTTAGCTATGGTCCATTTTTGATCATCTCTACAACACTGTACGTGAAAGTTTCTTATCTCAACTGCCCTATCAATCCATGAAGGTTTGATTGGGGGTGCCTTCAATTACTAATCCCTCCGAAACCTAAATTTCTCATCAATAGGCTCCACTTCTTTTTCTTTTTCACGCCTTCTATCTTCTTTACTCTTACCTTCACTGTCTCTAGTTCCTCTACAGATAGGATACTTCTTACAGCCCCAGAATGTGCCAAACTGGCCTTTCCGGCTAATCATTGGCCCATCACATTCAGGACACATTGGTTCAGTGTATGGTGAATCAGGAACTTTCTCATCTACTTTAATTTCATCTACTTGACCATAAGCAGAATGTTTCTCTATTTGATAAGCTTCTGCTTTTGCTTTAGTTGAAAACAATGTAATCTCATAAGAGCCAGCATCACCATCTGTCTCGTGATACATGAATACTGAATAAGGTTTAGCCATTATCTCTCCATTTAGATTAAAGTTTGCTGGATGCTTTCCCACGTTTCCAGAGGATGTGTCCACCTTATTTGCATATTACGCTTATTCGATGGCATCCAGCAAATAACTACTACGCCGTCAGTGGCATGAAGTCCTGAACGTCATTGAATTCATTGCCACGGTTGCTCTTTCCACGCTTGATATAGACCTTCAGCTTCTTTCCAATCTGAGCCTTGAATTGCTCAGTAGAAAGCTGACCATCTGCATATCCACGGACAGGATCTGGAGGACCATAGAAAATCAGCCACAGAGCCTTTCCAAAGGAAAGAGCAGTTTCATTGAAAAGCCTCTGGCAACGAATGCCCTTATTCGGCCCATCAATGATCTTGAAATGGAAAATACAGTTGGTACTACCAGGATTCTTAGCATCCTCACCAGCTGCTGTTTCCTCGTAGTCAATAATCTCTACGGGATGCCAGCCAGGTTCTGCTAATTCACCACGCTTTAGATCATCAGGTGTAAGAACTGCTCTCATTGATATTCTCCTTTTTCAGAGTTCCACTTTTTGTTGGTTGGTCTGTCTAGTTCTTGAGTTGGTTGAGTTGTCGGTTGAGTGAATGGATTTACGAACGATGCAGTTGATTGAGTGGGTTGTTCTACTAATGCATTATTAGTCTCCTTCATTTTCTGAATTGCCTCTTTCCAGACTTCATAGAATAATCTGTCAGTGATGTTCAACTCTGCTTTTAAGCCGAGATTAGACTTAGCAAAGTCATCTTCACTTGAACCGACAGTATTCACAAAGTATTGAATACCACCACTACCAGTAGCAGCATTCCATTCTGAACGTCTGGAGAAATGATAAATCTCTGAGAAGTTACCAGGTACGATTCCGGCTACTTTATTTCCATAAGTAACAATCGGATTAGTTTTAGTAATCTTCATGTTACTGCCTGAACCTTCAATCTTAATACCTGGAACTGGATGGCAAGTCCAAATGATATGTGCAGGCAGTGCCTTAGCTATGTCAAGACACTGTGTAACTAGGCTGGTTTCAATCTTATACTCATCGAAGTCAGGCATTATCTGGTCTTTATCTTTAGATTTACCTTTAGCTTGACCTCTAAAGCCTAAAGACCAGTTAACAGCACCACTCGTCATGTTGGTTACAGAATCATTAATATATGCAAAGTGTCTAGCACCACCTTTAGCTAGACCCATCATAAAATTCAAATACTCATTAGCATTGTGTGAATTAAACACGTCATATTCAATCCGGCTGAGAAGTTCTGGCCGTCTAATTATATGCCGATAGAAATGATCTAGTTCTACTGGCTTTTTCTTATCCCAATAAGCTATATGAATTGGACCTTCAAGACAGAAGCTAGACGCAGCAAGTGTCTTGCCAAACCCAAACGGTCCTTTGAGTAATATAGTGGTTTGGCTATCTATTTGCATATCACTTGCTTTAGGCATCTAGTCTCCTAACTACTAATTTGAAACCCATTGCACTAGCAATTGCTTGTGCTTTAAGCGCACAAGTAGCACACATCTTAGGTGGTGGATCTTCACCAGGCCAGAATACCTCTACAAATGCATCTCTTTGGCATTCTTTTGAATGACATTTGATCGGTGTGTTATCTTCCATCCTGGTGATTCCCAACCACATTCACATCTCAAATAAATTTTATGTTCCTTTAAATCACATATCATCATGGAGTTCTTATGCTTACATCTAAATATCTTCCTCAGAAGATACTCCCACAGCGGCATCAAGGCGGCTACGTAAATCGCTAGCTTTATCTTCCGCCACGGAATCGAGAACCGGTATGTTGACTCGTCGGATATAATGATTTTTACCATCATCACCCCTGACTTTAGTCTTACTGCAATCACTGCAATGAGGTCTAGCTAATTTAATATGATATTCATTTAATACAAACTCATTGCCGCAAAGATTACAAACAGACTTCTTACCAAGAGCTAGCGAGCATTCAATCTTAAACGTACAATCTAATGTGCAAAAATAAATTTCCGTACCTGTCCTATATCTCAGTCGTCTCAGTTGATGAGTGTGCTTTCTCACGGGCATCTTTAGTATCCTCAAATTCCTGACTGGCTTTACGCAATACTTTGGTTACATCCCAGGGTTCAGACTTAATAAAATTGTTATTTAACTTGTATAACTTAGCTTCTTTGCCAGAGCTATCGCATACATCATAGTACTCACACCGCCTGTAGTACTTATCGCATGACGTTTCATTCATTGGCCACGATTCTTCAGCAGCGCATCTAACATAATGAAACATCGATTTAATTACATTCTCCTTCCAGTCTTGCAAGATTAACTTATCATAGCTAAGAGGAACACGCTTGAACTTTTCATGTGCCTTGACTGTCTTTTGAAAGCCTATCCTATTAACGAATAGATAATTGGATTCAACGGCTGTTACGTAATTCTTAAACTGATTACTCATCCTCAATACTTCTGAGGCTCTATCATATGACTTGTGGTCCATTGGAACGTTAGTATATTTATTGTCCGAGAACATTAAATCAATCTTACCTGACATATAAAACTTAACTTCATCATCTTCATACAATAAATACATAAATGGTTGTTCTACACTCTCAATTCTTAGATTCTGATCTTCAACTCTCCAGAAATCATAGTATTCTTCCATTACATCTACGATTCTAGTGATTTCATCAGAATCCAAATCAGATGCACATACACCGCCTTCTCGTATCTTACTGAGAGCGGCTACTACTGCTTCACCATATTTAGTACCATTGGAGATAGCTTCGTAGTATACTTCATTACCTAAATGAACAAGCGTTCCTCTGTCTAGCTGTGGTGATTTGACAGATGGAGTCAAGTTAAAATTGTATCTGTAGTTGTATCTACATTCGCAAAGACGAAACAAATCGTATTTGCTTGCGTCCATTACGATATGAAGCTTACGCTTCAGTATCTCAGGACCAACTTCAACAGTCATTATTCATCCTCAGCAGAGCCTTCAATTAGACCATTCTCTAATAGTACCCTTCTAATTATTTCAGATACATTTGTCTCGAATCCCATCGTCTGGAATTCCTCTCTAATCATCTCCCTGATTTTATCTTTCATTTCCTCAGTGAGATATGGAATATTCATACTTTTTCAACCTTAATCTGATTCCTAGCTCTACGAAGAATTCTAACAATCCAAATACTTTAATCCATATAGAATGCATAGTAACGATCACCACTTTCGATATCATATCTAAAGTTATTATCTTCGTGAAACCTTATATATTCTTCTAAAGTGGCTTCTCTTACTATACAAATCCACAAATTGTTATATGGCTCGTCAGCAGTCCTTCTAATTCTTACCTCTTGCCTATCTAAACTATACCTAATATTAGTAGCACCAATGATTAAGTTATGTTCCATACTAACAATGTGGATAGGTTAGAAAACTAACTTCTCCATCCTTTATGAAATACTTTCTAGTTGCATGAAACTTCTCTTTGATTCCATCTGATCTAACCAAACCAATCTGCATTACTACAGTAGATGGATCAAATTGGTCTGAGTGAATGTGTACCCACTTAGTACCATTCTTAATTAATTCATTACCATCTTCAGTTACTTTTGACATTAGATTCATTGAATTTACACCAGTTATAGTGAGCCTTATTTGGTGAGCTATAGTTACATGATTTACATCTGTAGTACATTATCGCTTCAAACTCAGCTTCTTCTTTCTTTACTGGCTTGACTGGTTCTACGAAATCCTTCCTCTTTACAATCCTATGTACAGATATCACTAACATCTGTAATCTAGCCGAACTAGCGGCTGGAATAGGATCTTTAGTGTGATTGTCGCAGAAATATATCTTATTATCTGCGACTTCCACGCATACAAAGTGATTAGGAACAGTCACTATGTATTGTGCATTACCTTTTGGTGCTAGAGTAATCAATGCTCTAAATAACGACATATCATTGACATTTACATTAATTTGATCAAAGCCTAGCTTGTCAGCAGCTCTGAGCAGATCAGTAAGTAATACACCACGAATGTCATACTGTCCATTAATAGACTGGATTACCCTAGCACACTCGTCTGTGGACCTACCAGTTAAAATTGATAATACTGATGGTCCACAATATTTGTTAAATCCGAATTCTACTGCTTTCAATTGAGGCATTATTACCTCACTATCTTGAAATGTTTAGCTTTAGGTTGAGGCAAATATGAAATTTGTTCTCCGATTCCGAAGTGATATGCAAGAATGGTTGCAATCACCCATGACTTGCTAACTCTATGTTTATTTGCCTCTGCCCGAACAGCCATTTCAATTTCAGCTAAAACACAAGCAGGTAGTGATTCTCTACCACCTTCAACCGGAGCTTGCCTTTTAATCTTATACATTTACGCAGCACCTTTAAGTCTTTTCTTAGCCCACACAGCTTTCATTGATTTACTTAACTTACGTCTACCGGCTGAAGTCTGCATCCAATGAGGTTTAACTCCACGAGTAATCTCACTAGCTGTTTTCCTATTCTCCTTTCTTTTCTCGATGAATAGCTCATCAATTAGTTCTGCTATCTTACGTAGCTTTTTAGATACTGTTAGCAAATCATTCATTAGATGTCTCTCCATTACTTGTCATTCATATGGCATCCATTGTTAACACAATGAATATGCATGACATCTACCATATTCATAAGCTCTTTGATTGCCTTTATCTCAAACTCATCCAGTTGAATGTTACCACATCGACAATCAGCATCTCTATCTAACAGATTCTTGAGAACTACAAAGCATTCTAATCTCTTGAAGTCTACATTAATAAATTTCTCATTCATATTACAGTTTCCATGCTTTCTTAACCAAGCACTCTCGTTTTGTATTTAGGCTCTTTACCATTTCTGACAGCTATTTCGTCGAGAACAGCAGCTTTTCTAAACTTTGCATGATATACTTCAAGTACCATCTTAATTAATCTCTTATTAAGTTGCTCAGTAGTGAGCGTCATGCAATGCTTTCTTTCACTATTGTAATACTTGTGAAATTTTCTTTGCTCTCTTGGTAATCTCTTGCCTAAGGCTGTTTTAGGATTATCATTTACAGTTTCCATGCTTTCTTGCCTCTTGTTACTAACAGTGTAGCAAGCTCGCTCATTAGATTCTGTTGTTCCCAAGCAATCTCTTTATTATCTAGAGTGCTTGCTACGATTGCTCGCTTTTGTTCTACTAGCTCAGTGAAGTATTCATCTATGGTTCCACTTGCAATCATATAGATGTAATTCACTGGCTTAGTCTGACCCATTCTAACGAGCCGTTTCTCTATCTGTTCCTCACTTGCAGGATTCCAAAATCTCTCTAAGACAATCATGTCAGAGCAGAGATGCTGTAATCCATCCATTCCTTCACCACTAGCTAATCCAGAACAGAGAATAACAAAGCTTTTGTCATTGTCTAGCTGTTTGAGTTTGGCTGCACTATCATCTCCAGCTCTTACCATTACGGCTGGATTATAGCCATTCTCAGCTAACCATTTGTTAATGTTCTGTTCTAGCAAATTAACGGCTGCATGGTGATGAGCAAAGACGGCTATTCTACGTCCAGTGCTCTCAATATGCTCTTGAATATACTCATTAGCTTCGTATGTCTTGGATATTCCTGTTATCTGGCGCATCTTATTCATAATGGCCAGCTTATTAACATTCTTATCCGAATAGCTCATCTCATCGTTATACATGAGGTCATCTAATTCTTTCAATGCCTCAGCATAAGCTTTATTTAACTTCCTATCTAGTTCCACATGATGGAACTTACGTGGTTGCTGAAGTGCAAATAAATCAGGTAATACTTCAGCTTGTGTTCTACGGATAATAAAATCTTTGGTTAACTCATGGAATCTTTCAGGATTCTTTAGACCACCTACCTTCTGTGACCACCCATTATTATAGGCATCACAGTGCTCGTCTATGAATCTCTGATATTCAGGAAACATTCTAGGTCTGATGAGATTTAGAATCGTGAAATACTCACCAGCATGATTTCTTATTGGTGTGCCACTTAATGCTATAATGTGCTCACATTTCTTACCAATCTTCTGAGCACCTTTTGATCTGTCAGCAAGATGATTTGTAATCTGCTGGCATTCATCTAGAATTAAGGTCTTAGGTTCAATGTGCTTCCATACTTCTGTCTTAGCAAGCATTGCATAGGAAGTTACATACACATCAAACCCCGGCACAGCTATCTCTTTCCCAGAGTATAAGACTTGAACTTTAGAACCGGGAATCCAGTTCCAAATTTCTCTCATAAACTGAGTCTTGATAGTTGCCTTAGTTGCAACTACAGCGGGAGTCAATTCACCAAAGTGTAGTTTAAGTAATGCTAATGCTTCAGCAGTCTTACCTAAGCCCTGCTCATCAGCAATTAATACTCTACAATTAGCTTCCTCTGAGAACTTAACCCCATCAATCTGAAATGGCATCAATTTCTTACCATCTACAGATTGCAGAGTGCTATAATCAGCAGAAGCTAATACTTCTTCAGTGGTTACATGCCCGCATTCGAGTGTGATAAGTTTGCTAGAACCGAAACTAATTCGATTCTTTTCTATTGCAATCTTACCACACTCTTTGCAGGTTTGCTTAATAATACTTGATAGTGCCATCTTATTTACGTTGTGGAAAGTGAAATGCCTTTCTAGTCAACCTTAGGTCTATTGAATGCTGTCATGCTTTCATACGTATCGAGAATCAAACCTTCAAGCATTCCAATCTGATCATCTCTACTTGGTCGGAGGAAGAAAAATGGCTTAGTATCTTCATTTTTCTTTACGATGCTAGAAGGAAATAGAACAAATAATCCCTTCTCAACATCATCACAGATTGTAAATCCTACCAAGTGAAAGCCATTGAGGAATCCCTCTTCAAATTCAACAGCGGCTTTCGCTACGCGATTGCCTTTCTTCATTAAGAAAGGCTCTACCTTGATTTTCATTTCCACGCCCCAATCTAGTCTAACGCGACTATCTCATCGCAGTCTCTGCACTTAAGCACAGTTTTATTATTATCCTTGGTGAAATCAAGTTTACCATTGCACTTCATGCAACTACTTGGTAATACTCCATTTCCACCCAAATCAGATACAATAGTATTCCCATGCTCAGCAAGTTTAGCTAATTTATCATCTCTCACGTGTGTCTCCATGCATTATACGTTGCGCTGCATAATCCAGCGCATTCCTAATAGCCAGACACCGTTCACGTACATCATTATCAATAGCTTGATTAGCTAGCTCTTGATACTTTTCGGTTTCCTCTCTAACAATCTTCCAACACTCATAAGTATTCTTTACTTTCAGAATTGGAACCATTATTTACTACCGAATGACAGTGAACCCGGATCAAATGGCTTAGAGTCTCCGTTAGTTTCTGGCTTATTAGCTTGCACAGTAACTGCTGAAGTCTCTACGGTTGTTTTCTGGAATGTAACAGTTTTTACTGCTTTCTCTGTTGCTTTCTTTTCCAGATTTGCCATCATCTCGTTAACAGTATCTTCATCAATACCAGTGTTAAGCAATTGCTTTCTCATCTTGTCTAACTTAGACATACGAGAAGCACGCTGAGTTACAGCATTAATTGCATCACTAGTAGCTTGATTAGATTCTGTCGGAGATAACAACCATTCCTTATTCTTAGTCTTAGACTTACGCTCTCTATCTTCGTCGTCAGCAGCAACGGCCCTTGCTTTAGCTTCAAAAGCAATAGTCCGTAGTTCCTCACGATGCTCTCGTAATTGGATATCATCCATATCCTTTACGAGAACTTTCTCGTTATTGTAGAACTTAGCGAATAACAGTTCTTGCTCTGTCATACTTTCACCATCCAATCGAATTCTAGCAAACCAAATGTCCCTTCTAATTTCAACTCTGAATAGATATTCACTAGTTATCCAATCAGGTATGTGAAATTGACAAGACCAACAACGAAGACTCAGTATGTCGTTGTAAGTCTTGCAAAGCTCACAGTTCCAATTATCCATCACTCAACAAAAGTAAACCTTCACCAATTATCACAACCTCATCTACACTCATCTTAATGATAGCATCTGGACCATCATACTCAAAGAATATCTCTGTGTTATCAGGATACTTATTGAGTATTTCAATTAATTCTTTTGCTGTCATTTAACTTTGCCGTTTCAAAATGTCTTTGATTACTTCCTCAGTAATGCCAATGCCGTTGTCCATATCTCGTGTTAACTAATGCTAACAATCGATGAACACTACGCTTACTCACTAAGTGAGTCATTCAATCAAATGCAGGCCGTTTCCTCATTTAATCACTGGTTAGCATCTAGCAAACGGCCAAAGCCGAGTAACCAGCTTATCCGAATTATATTATACTCACTCATACTATCGGAGTCTGTATGAGTTTGAGTTTACCTTATCACATGGCACGTATTCTCCTGTCTGCTCTAAATTTAATTGAGCGCCAATTTGAATTGGGAAGAATGTGCTTTGGCCGGTCGAACCGGCTTCAATTAGTTCACATAATCCACCTCCAAGTATTCAATGAGCAATTTAGTGGCCTAATATGAAATAGATTATAATCTAAACATATCAAACTTGTTTGACCATATCTAAATTGCTCATTCAATACTTGAATTCAGCTAATTAAAAGTGTCACCTAAAGAGGACAAACGTGTCGGAACGGGTCGAGACGTGTCGGAGCGTATCGTTTTGTGTCGTGACACGTCGGAACGTGCAAGGGTCTGTAAACCGTTGAAAATCAACACCTTACCGTCGAAACGGATTATACCACACTCCCTGCCGATTGTCAAGGGTGCCTCCCCTGCCTGTTGGGTGTTGTTTGTCTTTTGTATTTATATATATTATTATATATATATAAAATACAAGAAAACCACCTAAGCACCAGGGGGGGGGAGGG